TATAAGGAAGGCCGAACAGGTCTGACTAAAATCAATAGATTGGCAGGATACGAGGACTTAGAAGACCAACAGGAGTCAATGAGAAAGCAATTTACTCGATTGATTGAGTATTTACAAGTCTTACCCGTTTCTCTCACCTACATTGATTATGTTGAGGCAGATGACATCATTGCATATCTTGCAAATCACTATTTTAAGAAAGAAGTTACAATTATTTCTTCAGATAAAGATTTCCTTCAATTAGTAAACCCACGAATCAAAGTGTGGGCCCCTACAAAAAAGAAAATGTACGATGAAGCTCTTGTAAAAGAAGAATATGGTGTAATCCCACAAAACTTAATTTGGTATCGTGTCATCACAGGTGACAAGTCTGATAACATTGAAGGTGTTCGTGGTATTGGTGAAAAAACAATTCATTCTAAAATGGGATTTTTAAATGATTCTGAACTATCTTTAGATACATTCATTGATAAATGTTCAAAAGAGTGTGATGATAAGTTGTCACAAAAACTAACTGAAAATGTGACAACCATTGAATTAAACTACACCTTAATGCAACTCAAAGACCCTGAAATATCATCTTCAATTAAATCAAATGTACGAGAAATAATGGATTCTCATCAATCTGAATTAGATTTGGTAGAATTTAAAAAGATGTTTATGTATGACAAACTATATACCGCATTTTCAAATGTAGATTCATGGTTACGCAATTCATTTACATCATTGCACAATAATCTAAAAAAACATTTTGATAATCAAAAATAATTTCGTATATTTGTATCAACATGGAGAAATTCGGAAGTAAGTTTAGTACCACATTTCAACAAAAAGTAATATCTGCAATGATATCAGATAGGTCGTTTACACGACAAATCTATGATATTATCAAGCCGGAATACTTTGATGCTGAAGCGTCTGAGTGGTTAGTAAAAACCATTCTGAATTATTTTGATGAATATGAGAAAATGCCTACATTGGATGTTCTCAAAGTCAAAATCAATGGTGTTGAACGAGATGTTCTCCGTACATCAGTCGTTGATACTCTCAAGTACGCATGGAATCACCTTGAAAGTGATGATTTAACTTATGTTAAGGACCAAGTTCTTGACTTTTGTAAGAATCAGTCAATCAAGAACGCAATTCTTGATTCAGTAACACTTTTAGAAGATGGTAAGTATGATGTGATTAAAAAGAAGATTGATACCGCAATGAAAGCTGGGCAAGATTCCGATATTGGTCATGATTACAAAACTATGATTGTAGAACGATATGAAGATACCGTTCGTAATGTGGTTTCAACTGGTTGGGAAGTCATCGATGAGGCAACACAAGGTGGTTTTGGTAAAGGGGAGTTGATTTTATTTGCAGCTCCTCCGGGTATTGGTAAATCGTGGTCTTTGATTAATATCGGAGTCGCTGCAATGAAACAAGGAAAAACCGTCGCTCACTACACTCTTGAATTGAATGAAGGTTATGTAGGTCAGCGTTACGATGCTGTATTGAGTGGTATTGCAGTAGCAAATCTTAAATACAATATGGATGATGTCAAAAAGGCAGTCCAAGGAGTGAAAGGTGACCTTGTTGTAAAACATTACCCAACCAAAACTGCCGGTGTTACTTCTTTAAAAGCACATATGGATAAGATGATTCTACAAGGTAAGAAACCTGACATTGTGATTGTCGATTATGCTGACCTGTTACGAGGACCCGCTAAAGAAAAACGACATGAAGAGTTGGAAGAAATCATCGAAGACCTTAGGGGGATGGCTGGTGAGTACGAAGTACCTGTTTACACCGCATCTCAAATCAATAGAAGTGGTGCAGAAGATGACATTATTACAGGTACAAAGATTGCAGGTTCATTCTCAAAAATGATGACTGCTGACTTTGTAGTATCACTATCTCGTAAGATTGAAGACAAACTCGCAGGTACTGGACGATGGCATGTAATTAAGAATCGTTTTGGTCCTGATGGTATGACTTTTCCATCAAAAGCAAACTTCTCAACCGGTCAAATTCACATCTATAATGACGATTCCATTAATGGTATACAAACCAAAAAAGAGATGAAAGGTGGGGAGAGTTTAGTAAGAAAAGAATTGGCTCAAAAATATAAAGAAATGCAAGGAAATATCGACTTTTAACTCAAATTTTATACTATCTATAATCACCTATTTTGAAATTTATGTCTAACAATTTAAAGGAGAAGTCGTATGTCCTTATTCGATAATCGTATCGCATTTAAACCATTTGAATACCCAGAATATTACACCGAAGGTTGGTTAAAGCAAGCGCAAGCTTTCTGGCTCCATACCGAAATTCCAATGCAAGGTGACATTAAGGATTGGAATGAAAATATGTCAGTCGAGGAAAAAAACTTGGTCGGTAATATTTTATTAGGGTTTGCTCAAACTGAATGTGCAGTATCTGATTATTGGACTACGATGGTTACAAATTGGTTTCCTAAACACGAAATTAAGCAAATGGCTATGATGTTCGGTTCACAAGAAACCATTCATGCTACGGCATACTCATATTTAAATGAATCTCTCGGTCTTGATGACTTTGAGGCATTTTTACACGAACCTGCAACCGCAGAACGATTTGAAAATCTTGCAGGTGTTTCTAACAATTATACATACGAAGACCTAAAATGGAATTCCGATGCCCGTACTGAGGTAGCAAAATCACTTGCTATTTTTTCAGCATTCGCTGAAGGTGTTGCTTTATATTCCTCATTCGCAGTCCTATATTCATTCCAAATGAGAAATCTATTGAAGGGTATTGGACAACAAATGAAGTGGTCTGTTCGTGATGAGTCACTACACTCTAAAATGGGATGTCAACTATTCAGACATATGTGTGATGAGTATCCTAATTTAAAAGTAGAAGCAAAATCCGCAGTAGAGGAAGCGGCACAAGTCATGTTAGATTTGGAACTCAATTACATTGACAAGATGTTTGAAATGGGTGACCTTGAAAACTTGAAAAAAGAAGACCTCAAAAACTTCATTAAACGAAGAGTTAACGAAAAGTATAACGAATTGGGTTATGAGGGAAACTTATTTGATTTTAATGTAGAATCAGCTAACGAGTTAGAGTGGTTCTATCATTTAACTGGTGGTACAACACATACCGATTTCTTCGCAGTAAGGCCTACTGATTATAGTAAGGCCGGTGAGGGTGAAGATTGGGATGATATATTTTAAAAAGTTATGGCAAAGAATTATGGAGAAGACCTTGGGTGGGAAATTGGAGTAGATTTTCCAACTTGGGGCAATACGGAAATTTATGTTAAAACTATATCCAAAGGATATCTTTTAGCAGGCGAAACACCTAAAGATGCTTATTGGAGAGTTTCAACCGCAGTTGCTCGGAGATTGGGTAAACCTCATCTCGCAAGTAAGTTTTTTGATTATATTTGGAGAGGTTGGCTTAATCTTGCTACTCCTGTATTATCTAATACTGGAACCGATAGAGGGTTACCTATATCTTGTTTCGGCATTGATGTCGGTGATTCTATTCAAGAGATTGGTCAAAAGAATCTTGAAATGATGTTACTTGCCAAGCATGGTGGTGGTGTTGGTATTGGGTTAAATATGATTAGACCTGCAGGGTCTCGTATTACACAAAATGGTACATCAGATGGTGTAGTACCATTTGCTAAAATTTATGATTCAACTATCCTTGCAACAAACCAAGGGTCAGTTCGTAGAGGTGCTGCATCGGTAAATCTAAACATCGAACATGGTGATTTTGATGAATGGATTGAAATCAGAGAACCAAAGGGTGATGTGAACCGACAATCACTTAATCTACATCAATGTGTAATTGTTGGTGATAAGTTCATGAGAAAACTTGAAGATGGTGACATGGACGCTCGTAGACGATGGGGTAAGGTACTTCAAAAGAGAAAAGCAACTGGAGAACCATACATTATGTTTAAGGGGAATGTTAATAAGAACAATCCTGAAGCATACAAACAAAATGGATTGAAAGTATTCATGACTAATATTTGTAGTGAGATTGCACTTCATACGGATGAATCACACTCATTTGTATGTTGTTTGTCTTCAGTCAATTTAGCAAAATTTGACGAGTGGAAAGACACCGACCTTATTTACACCGCAACTTGGTTCTTGGATGGTGTACTTGAAGAGTTCATCCAAAGAGCAAAGAATATGAGAGGATTTGAGAATTCGGTTCGTTCTGCTGAAAAAGGTAGAGCATTGGGTCTTGGAGTTTTGGGATGGCATACTTACTTACAACAAAAAGGTATGTCGTTTGAAGGTCTTCCTGCTCAATTCGAGACTCGTAGAATCTTCTCTCAAATGAAGATTGAGGCAGAGAGAGCATCTCGTGATATGTCCGAAGAATATGGTGAACCACTATGGTGTGTTGGTACAGGTATGAGAAATACCCACTTGATGGCTATTGCACCAACCGTATCGAATTCTAAATTAAGTGGTAATGTTAGTCCTGGCATTGAACCATGGGCAGCAAATGTATTTACTGAACAAACCGCTAAAGGAACATTTATTCGTAAGAATAACGAGTTGGAACGAGTTCTTCGTAAAGTTGGAATCAACAACAAAGATACTTGGGATAGAATCCTTGCAGATGGTGGTTCAGTTCAGGCAATC